TCTAAGAAGTCATCGTTAATAACGAACTTAATACTGTTCATATATTCTAGATGGTCAACTCTGTAGCCCACAGGCTTATGAAGAGTTTTTCCACAGAATACAGTTCTAGCTTCCTTCTTAATTGGTCGTGTATCACAGCCTAAGAGCTTGTTTACGGTATGTTCTACTACAATTGGATGAATCACCCAATTACCATTGATCTGCTCGATGTCGATGATGTCATGCTCCACCAATGCTTCTATGAAACACAATCCTTTACCTAATAAGTAAGGCTTGTTGTTTACGATAGCTCCTAGTAATGCACCAATGGGTACACTATTAGATTGAGCTGATAAGAATACTATTGTTGGTTCAATGAAGTCAGTATCTAAGTCCACCTCAATGTCATTTAATAGACATTTTAGTTGATACTCTACTAACTCATTTTGTACTAATTTTACAGTTTCTAGTAAGTTCATATTCTACTCCCAGTAGATTGATTAAAAGTTATTTACAATGCTGCATAGACCTACGATGTCACTATCTCGGTTATGTAATGTTTCCACCAATAATGGTGTGCCATTGAATGCCCAAGCCTCTAGGATGTACATATCAGGATTACTAAATAATCCCGTTGACATACTTTCTCGATTATATAAATCAATAGCCTCTTTAACGGTCATTAATTGATATATTCTGACTTTAGCAAGATAACGGTCACCAATAGTAATAGTGACTTCCTCCTGATCATCAAGTTGCAGGATATGTGAGTCTTTAGGTAAATAGTGGATCATTGAGTTACCCTCGTTATTATTTGAGGCATTTTATTTGCAAGAAATACTTGCAGGTTTCTGCACATGACAGACTCTCTAATTGCATAGAGATTCTTCAATGCTTGTTCTGCTTCAGTAGCAGTCTCTTTATCAATTAGCCCATAAGCAGCTAATCGTAATACTTCTTTGTAAGTATTAATCATTTGTTTAAACGCAATTGATTGTGATTCGTATTGATAAGAATTGATGATATTCATAGATTACTCCCAGGTTATATTGATGCATTAATCAGCAATGAATCTTACATTGCCCCTAACGCATACAACCTGAGCGTTTAGCGAAGAGAACGCGACACAAAAGACCAGAGACAAAGGACTACAAATACTGCAGCCAAGCTCTGTAGAGAGCCTGTCAATGCATCTTAGTTTAAAAGGTACATGAACCTATTGGTTCACTAATAAAAAAACCCTAAGCTCGAATGAACGAACTTAAGGTTTAATTAAACAAACAGATACTAACCGATAACTTGAGCTCTCAAGTCATCAACAGTCTCTTCAATGCTATCAGACGGAGCAGAGATACCTTTCATTTCAGGTATCCAGACTTCAGCGATGAATGTCACTGGAACTAAGACTTTGGTTAGCATTCTTTCAGATTCTGGAACACCGTCAGTTTCCTGTTTAGTCCAACGCTCTTGCGCTAACTCAACGAAACTATCGAAGCCTTTGTTCTGTCCACGTTGATCACCCAATGGGAAAGTACAATTTAACTTAGCACCTTTCACTAACTCACCATCTTCATCTACCGCTTTACGGTAAAGATTTAGGTAACCGATAGGAAAGTCTTCAGAATCACTGTTTCTTTTTGCTTTTGCTTTAACTTTTGACATGGTATATCTCCAATAGATAAGTAAAGTTTAGTGCAGATTATTCTGCATTCAACCTGAGCGATTAGCGAAATAGCTCAACACAAAAGAGACAATATAACTTATAGGCAATATATAGGTTAATATGTGGATGCAAAGGGTTTGTCTAGTAATAGTAGTGATGATAGAGATGACTGTAATACTTTAACAAAGTGTGGATAGTATATAGGTAGACTATCGTAGTATGGTGCAATACAGTACAATAATAGTACCTGATACATAATATATTACTTAGACAGTACTTAGACAGTACTACCTTACTCTGTATTGATAGTGTGTGCTTACATACATAAGAGTCCTCTTATTCCTTTAAGATTCCATCTTCACCTGTGTTGTGTGTGTAGTTGAGGGTTGAGAACCCTAGGTTCAGGGTTCTCGGTACTCTAGTTGAGTCGAAGCTTGATTGCTTCGTACTCATCAGATGCTTCAGGAGACATATCCTTAGCAGCCTTGGCTAGTTCTACGTTAGATACAGCTAACCCTAACACTACGGTGTTGGTTGCAGTATCCACTACTTCTGGTAATACTTTGAATGCTCGACTACCTGACTTAGTCAGAGATAGTGCTGCATCCAGAGTATTAGAGAAGCTTTCCGTTACACGGTTTCTAGTTACTGGAGGTGTTGTTGCTTTAGTCATGATTTAATTCCTTCGATAAAGTTTAGTGAGGGAAATCCTCATTCAAACTGAGCGTTTAGCGATTTGTTTATGGGGGGGTGTGTTGTCTGTACATAGTACAGACTACAAAGCACTGCCTCTGTAAGTATTTTATAAATATAATTTGATAAGCAAAATATTAAAAATAATAACAACAAACCATTTAGGCACCTACCTCTACATCCATAAAATAATAGAAATATACAAAGTCAACTTTTGAAAAATTATTAGTTAGTGGTTACTAACGTAAGTTAGTGCTTACTAACATACTCATGAATCTTGAGTTTATTTCTTATGAGGGGGATAGGAAGGAGATATGATTTGTTGGTTTAGGAGCTAGGTAGATTTTCTGGGTACCACAATGAACACATATATTTACATATCTTATACGGTTCGGTTCTTCTTCTTGGGTTACTTTGTAATGGTGGGTTGTACAAGTAGTTTCTGTCATAGGAGATCCAATAAAAAGCCTCAGTTAAGAGGCTAAATTTTTATAGGTTAGTGAGTACTTACTTACGTTTTTTAGGTGGAGATTTTTTAGGGGGTTTAGGTTTACTTGTAGCTTTAGGTTTAGGTGAGTTCTTACCATAATGTGTGGGCATTCTTCACCTCTCTCTTATTATGTATTTATATTATATTATTAAGGATTCTTAAGATCCCCTAGCAGCTCCGCTGCGGGGATCTTAAGAATCCTATATTATTAACTATTAGTCAATACTTTACTTATATATATTTATACTATATAACACCTATACTATTTATAGAGATTACAGTTATGACTGATTTAATTACTGAAAGTGATTTTAAGAATAGCTTACCTAGTGGGATGGATAAGCGAGGTGTACCTGCTCAAGTATTGCAGGATGTTAACGATATGATTGCTAATGGTTATGAGGGAGAAATCTTTAGGGAGAATCTCCTTAGTCATACGGATATTTTAAAGGAAGGTAAATTTAGCCTTCAGCAATATGTTAACTCTGTTAAATACATGAGTTATAAGTTGATCGGTAAAACGAACAAAGCTAGTTATTGTTTGACCTTTCCCGATAAGTATACGGATTGGGTAGCTAATGGCGTGTCTGAGAAAGACATATCAGCTTATGTAGCTGCTTACAATAAATCCAAGTTAGTTATGCGATTGTATGATATTACGTTGGTACCGTTTCATTTGTTGAACCAACCTTATCGGCAAGCAGCTTTGTTGAAAGAGGTGTCTTTGATGAGAGGTATCTCCACAAGTGGTAAAGACGTATCGGATATGGTGCAACATTTAGCAGCAGCTAAGGTATTGGATATACTGACTCCTCCTGAAAGTATTCAGACTGAGTTGCAGATGAAGCGTAAGGAATCAGAAGAGACAGGTGATTTGAAGAAGGCACTAGCTGACCTAGCTGCAGCACAGAAATCTATGATTGAACGTGGAGGTGACTTGAGAGATGTAGCAGAATCCCCTATTGTAACTGCTGACTTTGAAGAGATTGAAGATTAATGGATTTTGTAAGAAGTTCTCCTGCGGTATTAGGCGGTAATACGCCTGAAGAGGTTTTAGCAGCTGCTGCTCAAATTGAGAAGAATGCTGCTGAGGCTGATTTGACTAAAGCATCTCTGACTGAGATGTTGAAGAATGTAACCCTTAAAGCTCCTCCTAATTATGTACCTTCTGAATTTGCCTTAACCTTCGTTAACTTCATTAAGTTAGTGAACGGTACCGAAGGGGAGGAGAACAAGACTCCGATAATTCACTATTATATTTTAGATGGGTTTGCTGGAGAATCTGATCGTATAGCGATTATGGTTTTTAGGGGAGCAGCTAAGACTACCTTGTTCGAGTATCTGATTTTGTTCCTGGCATCGGGGTTTGATTTACCAGGTATCGGGAAAATTAACTCAGCAATTTATATGTCAGACACCATCGACAATGGTGTGGTCAATATGCAGAAGAACCTTGAGCATAGACACGCACATTCAAGCTTTTTGCAGAAACAAATACCTAAATTTAAAGCCTTCAAAGTATCTTGGGAGTTCGAGAACATTGACGGAGAGGTCTTTATTGTTAAAGGCTTTGGTGCAGCTTCTGGGTTTAGGGGATTTAAGGTATTAGGTAAACGCCCTAAGTTGGCGTTGCTTGACGATTTAATATCGGATGCGATGGCTGAATCTGATACAGAAATGGCTAAAGTGGAAAAGGTAATTAAACGTGGAGTACAACCTGCTTTAAATCCCTTGAACCAGAAGATTATCTGGGCGGGTACCCCATTTAATGAACGTGATCCATTATGTAAAGCAGTTATCTCAGGTGCATGGACTGTATTCATGTTTCCTGTATGTGAGGAATTCCCGTGTACTAAGAAGAATTTCGTAGGTGCGTGGGATGACCGATTTACCTACGAGTACATTAAGCGGCAGTACGACATTGCAGTAGCAGGTGGAGATACTACTGAATTCTATCGAGAGTTGATGCTGCAAACTGTCTCTGATGAAGAGAAGCTAATTAACACAGACGAAGATATTCAATGGTACGACCCAAAGGTATTAAGCTATTACGATGGTAATAAAGAATTACTTATCACGACTGATTTAAGTTTTAGTGGTACCAGTACTTCAGATGATGCAATTATTGATGTTTGGGAAGCCCATCCAGATGAGAATCTTTATTGGCTCGAGGGAATGAGTGAGAAGATGGAGATTACGGATACGATTGATGTGTTGTTTAGGTTCATTGCTAAACATTCAGTACAGTCTGTAGGTATAGAGATTTCAGGGCAACAAGTAGCATTAATACGATTACTAGAGAAAGAAATGCTAGACCGAGATGTATTCTTTGTCTTATCAGGGGAGAAGGGTAAACCTCCTGCTCAAAAAGGGATTAGACCTGTTAGTAATAAATTAGTAAGATTCAAAGCAGTTGTCCCCATGATTAAACGTAAAAAGTTGCATTATCCTATTGAACGTAAGAACGATTCGATTATCATGGAGAAATTACACCAGCTGGACAGTGTTACTAGAACAGGTATACGATCACGTAAAGATGATGCTTTAGATTCTATTTCTATGTTAGGATTGATGGAAATCAATTATCCTTCAGCCAGTAATGAGGATATTAAGGAGAGCCCCGATAGTAAACTTGACCCTAGAATCTGGGGGGAAGCTATTACTGAGGACGTTGCTCCTAGTTTTTTAGATAATTACCTGGTGTAAGCATGAAACTAACCGATATATTTTTAGCCTTAGAAGCGGGTGAGTTATCCACACAAACTTCTTTGATTGATACAGTTACTGGCGTTAAACCTGAGAACTACAATAAAGTAATCTCCCATATAAATCTTGGATTAACTAATCTGTATGAAAGATTTAATATCCGTACTGGTGATGTATGGGTAATGATGTTAGAGGGTGTTGCGGAATACACACTGGATTACAAGCATGCTTTCACTAATCTCGCATCAACAGAATTAAAGTATATTGTGGATTCCCCTTACGATATTTTTGGTAACGATGTCATAAGAATTTTAGAGGCTACAACAGAGATTGGAGAGCCCCTTCCAATTAACGATAGAACAAAAGAAAAATCTATATTCACCCCTTCACAAAATACAATACAAATACCTTGGAAGGTTGGAGGCGATGCAATCAATGTTGTCTATCGCGCAGCTCACCGACAAATTAGATTAGCTGATTACAATGATATTACTGAAATTGAGGTAGAGTTACCCGCATCCTACTTAGAGCCTTTACTTTATTTTGTTGCTTACCGTCACTTCGCAGGAATAGGTGGTCAATCTGCTACTCCAACAAGTTTAGGGTATTTCCAAAAATACGATGCACGTTGTAATCAAATATTACTTAATGGTGTGCCTAACATAGACCAAAGTGTGTCTACTGATTTTTTTAATAATGGTTGGGCATAACCCTTTCGGAGAAAACAAATGAGTACTAAACGACCTTCCATTAGCACCATATCAGAACTGATCCAGAAATATGTTGGTTCTGATTACGATAAGATAAAAGAAATTTCAGATAACCTCCCAGCTATTTTAGCAGGTACAGGGTTAACTTTAACTGTTGATTACACAGCTCAAGATTTTCCCCAAACAACTTTAAAGGCTTTACTTGAAGCTTACGCAATTGCTATTAAAAGTAATGAAACCGCAGGTAACGCGATACCTGATATTAATGCAAGTATCTCAGAAATTACAGAAAGCATTGCAGGAATTTTATCGACTGCTGCATTCCTAGATACGTTTGACGTAAGTACATTTGATTGGTTCCTTGATGAAGATGATATGATTTCTAATTCACCAATCAAAGCAGCTAGTCAACAATCTATTCGTGCATTTGTTTTATCTACTTTACAAAGCTCTGGTGGGTTTAAAGGTAAGTATGATGCTACAACGGATACTCCTAATTTAGATTACAGTGATTCCTTTCCTACAATACCTATCGGAGTAGGACACAATTGGATTGTTGATGTCGCAGGTACTTTTTTTACAGCGCCTGTAGCAAAAGGTGATGCACTCTACGCATTAATTGCAACGCCTACACTTGAAGCTGATTGGCTTATTATTCCTAATGCCACTGATGCAGCATCAATTAAATCCCTTTACGAATCGAATGCAGATACAAATGAATTTTCTGATTCGGAACAAATAAAACTTTCTGGTGTAGATCCTGGTGCAAAAGATGACCAGACTGGGGCAGAAATAAAAGCACTATATGAATTAGAAGTTAACGCTTTTACTGATGCACAGTTTACAAAGCTTGCAGGTATTGAGACTGCTGCGACTGCTGACTTAGATGGTTCAGAGATTAAAGGTTTATTATTTGCTGAAGCAGATACAAATAATCTTGATGACACATTATTAACAAAGTTAAATGGTGTAGAAGCTAACGCTACTGTCGATCAAACGGGAGAAGAAATTAAAACTGCTTTATTTTTAGAAGCGGATACCAATAACTTAGATGATACTTTATTAGGTAAACTAGATGCTATTGAGGCACTTGCTGATGTAACTGATTCTACTAATGTTGATGCTGCTGGTGCAGTAATGAATGCAGATACTTCAACTGCAGCAATGGGTTTTGTAATTGACGAAGATAGTTTTATATCCGATTCTGCAACTAAGGTTCCAACACAACAATCTACTAAAGCATATATATCTACGTTTGTTGCTGCACAAATCTCTACAGAAAAATCTTACAAGGGTGGCTATGATGTTTCATCTAATATACCAAACTTGGAAGCACCTACTGCAGTACCTGCAGTAGGTTCTGTTAAGAAAGGTGATGTCTATGATGCAACCTCTGCAGGTTTATTCTTTACTGAGACAATTGAAATAGGTGATACCCTTCGAGCAAATAAAGATAACCCAGCTGCTTTAACTGATTGGGTAATTATCCAAAGTAATCTAACTGCAGAAAGTATTAAAACACAGTACGAAAGTAACGGTGATACCAATGCATTTACTAATGCCCAAGAAACTAAAGTAGGATTTATAAGTGTTACGCAAGCGGTTGATCTCGATACTATTGAATTTGATACTAATACTAACAATACGAAGGTTTCGGCAGATGGCTCGGTCACTACTCATAGTGATGTTACTGATGCTGGAAGTGGTATTATTATATCTACTGCTGAGAGGAATAAGTTAGCCGCTATAAGCAATAATAATGTTTTACAAGTGGTAAGTACTGCTACAGCAAATATCACAGTATCCAATAAAAACATTGTCCAAGTTGATTACACAACTACAGGTGCTTGTACATTAACTTTTCTAACTGCTGATATTACTGGCAGTGATCGTTGGACAGTTGATATTAAAGATAGTGGTGGGAGTGCTCAAACTGCTAATATCACTATAACTACTCAAGGCAGCGAACTAATTGATGGAGCTGCCACTTATACGCTGGATAACAACTACGAAGCTACAACAATTTATAATGATGGCACTAACTTGTGGATAAAATAATATGAGCTATGAAAATACAAAAGCAGAGGTAGCAACAAATACTACAGCAGTTACTACAGCCTTAAAGTCTGCTTATGATGCGGTAGAGAGTTAAGAACATCAATTATTAATGCAATAGACGAAGCTGCATTAGACGCAATTATAGATAACAGGTAAAAGTTATGAGTACTAAAAGACCATCAGTATCTACTAACAGCAACATTATTCAAAAATATGTTGGCTCGGACTACGATAAAATTGTTGCATTAGCTCAACAAGTTCCAGCCATTGTAGAAATTCTAACTAAAGCTGATGAGTTAGACGCAGCCATAGCTGCGGCTAACGCAATTGTACTAGAAGGCACAGATGGATTTGTAGAAGAGCCTTTATTAGATTATACAGTAAATTATTTTCTTGAAGGTTTCACAGAAGATACGTTAGGTGCGTACTTAGGTGCTTTAGCTTTACAAGTTAAATCAAACCAACAAGCAATTATAGATTTTCTAGTTGCTCTATCTGATTCAGCTACTGCAGTGGGTACAATTTATGATCCGTTAGGTGGTGGGTATGATGCAGGATTAACTGATGTTAAAAAAGTTCTTGATGCTTTGAAAGGTATCTTTATTCAATCAGGTGCTTTAGTACTTGCTGACCTTGCTACGCAATCAGATCCATTTGCTTACCTAACTGTAAACGGTGTAGAGAATCTACCTAATGATGGTTTAGGTGCGGATACTGATGTTACTTATGCGCCTGAGAGTGTTACAGGATTCTATGATGTAGGCGCTAATCAGTTAGAGCTTAGTGATTTTAAATTAGGTGACTTAGTAACTTTAAGGATTAACTTAAATGTTACCCCTAGTGTAATAGACCAAGAAGTAAACTTTATACTATCACTATCAGAGGGTACACCTTCAGCTCAAACTATTCAGGTTTCACGTGAAACATTTTCTGCTGTTTCTGCGTATGAAGTGGCAGCTGAAGTTACGTTTACAATAAATTCTAACGATATGATTTCTAATCCAGGACATATACAAGTACAGAGTTCTGCAGATGCTTCTGTTACTGTAAACACTTTCCAAGTATTCACTAATACTAAAAATTAAGTAGGAAGTTATAATGCCTAAATTACATGAACGTATTTTAAATGACACCGACCTAGAAGAAAGGGAGGAAGAGGAGAAGGCTCTTAGAGCAGAAACTAAAAATGTTCCTGCTATGAAAGAGTACGGTGAAATACGTATACCAAAAACTTGGACTAAGCCTCCTGCTTTAATTGATTTAAAGCACGACATAGAAGGCGCATTAACTGAACACGATTTAATTGTTGCAGAGATTAATGAATACTTAGCGTTTTACCACACTACCCCAGGCAAAGGTCGCCCACATAAAATACAAGGTCGTTCTAATGCCCAACCACAATCTATTCGCAAAGCTGCTGAGTGGAGGTACTCTTCCTTATCTGAGCCTTTTTTAGATAGCCCTAACATATTTAAAGGAGAGCCTACTTCAGGTTTAGATGTCGAAGGAACTAAACAAACTGAATTACTTTTAAATTTTCAAATGAGAAATCAAATAGGTCTTGTAGAATTTATTGATGACTTTATTAAGGATTTAGTGGACACGGGTACCGCAATTATTAGGACTTCATGGGAAGAGATTGAACGAAGTAGGGAAGTGGAACAAGAAGTTGTTAAATATATTGATGCCCCTGAATTGTCCTCTACGTATACCCAATTAATTGCGTTATCCAAAGAAGACCCTGAGCTATTTAAAAGGAATAAGGATCCCGAATTATATAAAGGGCTAGAGAAGTCTGTTGAAGAAGGTCGACCCTTACGAAGAGTAGTAGTTAAGACCGAGAAAGTAACTAAGGTTGAAGTTATTAAAAACCAACCCGATGTAAAAGTTTGTGATTATAGAGATGTAATTCCTGATCCCACTTGTCGGGGTAGACAAGATGATTTGCAATTTTGTGGGTTCCGCCTACGAACAACTAAAGCAACATTAAAAAAAGACCCAAGATATTTTAATGTGGATGACATTTTGATAACGGTAGCTAATACAGTTACTAGAGATTCTGCACATTATGCGAATAGTGAAAGTACCTCACAAGATTCAGATACTTTCCAATTCAAAGACCCTAATCGTCAGCCAATTGAGGGTATGGAGTATTGGGGTTTTGTTGATGTAGACGGTTCAGGGATACTCACACCCGTAGTATTTACTTGGTTCGGTGATGTGTTAGTAAGGGCAGAAGAAAATCCTTATCCTGATAAGAAGATTCCTTTTACATTTGTCCCTTACCTGAAGAAAAGAAATTCTCTTTATGGTGAGCCTGATGGTGCGCTACTTCACGAAGATCAAAAAATATCTGGTGCAATTACTAGAGGCGTAATTGATATTCTCGCCAAGAACGCTAATGGTCAGCGTGGTACCCCTAAAGGTGCTTTAGATTATTCCAATACTTTGTTGTATAGAACAGGTCAGGATTATGAATACAATCCTACAGTGCAAATAGGAAGAGATGGGTTAGCCCATATAACTAAGTTTCCTGAGATACCGCAATCAGCTATACAAATACAGCAGTTATCGGAAAACAATATCAAAGAGATGACGGGTACCCTTCAAGGAACAGGTTCCCAGAATCACGGTAGTAATTTAGGTACCCAAGCGGAATCTGCGCAAACAGGTGGGATGAGTAAAGCTGCTCGAAGAGAGTTAGGCATTCTAAGACGTATTGCCAACGGCATTATCGAAGTAGGACATAAAATCTGTGCGATGAATAAAGAATTCCTCGATGAGGAGGAAGTCATTCGTATTACTGATACAGAATTCTCAGTAATCAGTAAAGACCAATTAGATTGTAAATATGATTTAAGTCTAAGTATTAGTACTTCTGAAGATGATTCTACTAAAGCTCAAGAATTAGCTTTCATGCTGCAAACCTCAAGTTCGGTTATGGATCCTCAGTTCACTCGTATGCTCTTAGCAGACATAGCAGATTTACGTAGAATGCCAGGTAAAGCTATGCAGTATAGAAATTACCAACCTGCGCCTGATCCATTTGGTGAGGCTAAGGCTAAACTAGAACTTGCTAAGTTAGAGGCTGAAGTGGCTGAAATACAAAGTAGAACTGCAGAGAATCAAGCGGAAGCTCAAAGAGAGTTGGCTAATGCTGGGAAAATGGATGCAGATGCTATATTGGCTAAAGCTAAAGCAGATGCTATTGATTTGCAGTACTTAGAGGATGAATCGGGTCTATCTCATGAACGGGATTTACAGAAAGACCAATCCCAAGCAGAAGGTAATATGCGGTTAGAGGCGTTCAAGAAAGACCTTGAAAATGAAGAGGCTTCTCCACCAGCACCAGCTAATCCTATACCTGACCTACAAGATAACTTGACAGACTATACAAAGCCTAGTACAAATGTACCCAGTAACCCCGTAACCACAAATAAACCGCAATCGTTGGGTTCCTTTGAGGACGAACTAAAAAATATCGGGTCTACTACATCGTTACTGAAAAATTAATCTGTTGAATAACATAGGAATATAAAAATGACTACACATGAAATTTACCCAGATACCCCAGAAGATGTATATGATAAATATTATGCAGAAGATAAACGTAAAAGTGAGATTCTCTTTTTAGAGCGAGAAATTGAAATTGCGGAGAAGCGTTTAAAGAAAGCAGATGCCCTCCTAAGATTAGAGTTAAATCCTGATTGGGTAGTCGTTATGCAAGATGGCTACATGGATGAGTTCGCTAAAAATGCTATTAGAGGTTTGGGTCGAGGCAATATCAAAAAAGAAGAGCTCCATGAGGTTCTTGAAGGTATTGGGTCACTGCAAACGCATTTGGAAGGTTTACTACAATTAGCTAATACCGCAAAAATGGAATTACCAAGAATGCGGGACGAGTTGGTAAGTTTAAAAACAGTAGTTATGAATTAATTAATATCCATTTTATAAGGGGCTCGATCAATGTCTGAACAATCTGTAGACACATCTGCTGAAGTTGCGGAAAACGCTGAAAAACCTGAAGTAACTGTTGCAGGGGAGAAATCCCCTGCACTATCTTTAGCAGATGTGCATTCTGCTGATGATAGTGAGTTAGATGCTTTACTATTTAAAGAATTTACTAATAGTTCTGTTGATAATGATGATGAGGACACTGTAGAGGTGCATGCTTCTCTGGATAAAGAGGAATTGGATGACTCTGAAGAGCTGGCAGAAGAAGTTGAACTAGATGCTCCCAAAGAAGTTGATGCCTCTGAAGGTGAAGAAGAAGAAGAAGATTTAGAAGAAGAGGAAGCTGTCGATTACAAAGCTTTCCATGAGGAGTTCTTTGCGCCTTTTAAAGCAAACGGTAAACAGTATACTGTTGATAATATGGCAGAAGCTCGTACCCTTATACAGAAAGGATTAGGCTACCATAAGAATATGGAAGAGCTTAAGCCGTTTAAGAAAGCGATGAATGTATTAAAAAGTAGAGGTGGGCTATCTCCTGAAAGGTTAGACTTTTTACTGGACATAGCAGAAGGTAAACCTGAAGCCTTAGCTAAACATATTAAAGACTTAGAAATAGACCCCTATGATATAAATGTTGACGATGGGGAACAATATGTATCACAATACAAAGATACAGAAGCAGTAGACCAATTTAATGAAATTCTGGATTCACTTGCGCCAGGAGATGCTAAAGTAGCTACTTTAGAAATTCTATCCAGTAAAGGATGGGATCAATCAAGTAAGAATATGCTTTATACAAATCCGCAAAATATCCTAGAACTAAATAGACAGATTCAAGATGGGACATACAGTAAGATTACAACTGTCTTGGATAAAAAACGAGCTTTAGGGGAGTTGGTTGGTGTGGACGACCTAGAAGCTTACAACAGAGTTGGAACAGAACTACAGAATCAAGGTAAATTAGGTGTTCCTAGTAAACCCAATGAATCTACTAATACTTCTAAACCCGCTAAGCAAGTGAGTAAAACGGTTACTGATAACCGTAAGAAAGCAGGAGGAGCCCCTCGGTCAGCACCGAGTAATGTTCCAACTGCAGAAAAATTCACCCCTGCTACAGCTACAGAAGAAGAGTTAGATAAGTTTCTTGAAGACCATCTCAGAAGATCGGCAGGATAATCTGCTTAATTTTTTAATGGTTAATTACTAGGAGCTCATAATGAGTGATTTTAAAAGATATAATGACGGGGGTTTCCCCGATAATACTGGTGTCCAATCAACAATTGGTGACCAGATTGTAGAAGAAGCATACGAGCGTAAGGCGATTGTAGATGCTGCACGTGATATGTATTTCATGCCATTGGCTGAAACTAAAGATATGCCACGTAATAGCGGTAAGACGATGAAATCTAACGTCTATTACCCTATCCTTGATGAACGCAATGTAGCAGATGAAGGTATTGATGCACTTGGTCAAACTTTTGACGCAGCACGTTTCTACGCTTTTGTAGATGGTGCGATTGGTTCAGTAGGATGGCTAGAAGGTGCTGGTACTTTAGGTGATGCAGATGCAACTGGTGGTTTCGATTCCGTTGCAGCAGTAGTGGATTCAGCAAATTATGCTGCTTGGATAGCTGCTAACCCTACAGGTATCGTTTCTGGTGGTACTTCTAATATGTATGGTGGAAGTCGTGACCCAGGTGTAATTACAGCTAAGTTACCTTTGCTTTCTGAAGGTGCTCAACGAGTTAACCGTGTTGGTTCAACCCGTGTTGTAACTAAAGGCTCTATTGAACAATTTGGTTTCTTCACAGAATATACTGAAGATTCTATGATGTTCGATACGGATGCTGAGTTAATGATGCACATCACTACTGAGATGATTCATGCTGCCGTAGAAGTAACTGAGGACTTGCTCCAACGTGATCTTCTAACTTGTGCTGCTACAATCAGATTGGCTGGCGGTGCTCTTACTAAAGCGACCTTAGAAGCAACCGATATTGTAACTTACGATGATTTCGTAAATTTATCTATCGAGTTAGACCTTAACCGTACACCTAAGCAAAAAAGTGTAATCACTGGTAGTCGAATGATTGATACTAAAACTATCAATTCAGCTCGTATTATGTACGTTGCTGCTGAAATGATTCCTTTATTGGAGTCGTTACAGGATTATCAAGGCGGTAAAGCAATGACTGAAGTACGTCAGTACGAAGGTCAAACCACTACATTGAACGGAGAGCATGGTTCAATCCATAGTTTCCGTATCGTTGTAAACCCTGAGATGCAGTATGAATCAGGTGGTGGTGCTGCTGAAGGTCAAAGTGCTGTGTACAATAACAATACAAACAACTCAGTATTTCCAATGTTAGTTGTTGGTGATGACTCGTTCTCTACTATCGGCTTTATGAGCGATGGTAAAAAACGTAATACTAAGTTCACCATCCACCACTTAAAACCTGGTGCTGACTCCCTAACCCGTGAGAATCCTTACGCAAACATGGGTCTGATGTCTATACGATGGTGGTACGGGTTCTTATGCAAACGTCCTGAACGTATTGCAGTAATGTGGACTACTGTACCTACAAGTATCGCACCGTAGGGTGAGGTAATATGATAATAGCCTCCTCCATTTATGGAGGAGGCTATTATTTTTTAAATTAAAAGATTGAGGTTCCAGCATGATTGAACAAAATGAGTTACTAGAAACTTTAAAAAAAGAAGCAGATTCTTATGATATTAAATATACAGAGTCAGCAACTATAAATTCCCTAACAGGTAAGATTAACGCCTATAAAAAAGCGATGTTACCCGAAGGAGATTTAACTATTCTTAAAGACCCTAAACTATCTGCGTCAGCAATGGAAAAGGCTAGAATAAATAGAATAATTAAATCAGCTACTAAATTATCACGGGTACAAGTTACTTGTAATGACCCAAGAATTCGAGATAGAGAAAGTTGTTACCGATCTGTTTCTAATAAATACGTGAAACTTAAGAAAGTATTTGCTTTCGATACTCCTACCCATTTACCACAAATGATGATTGAGTATATGAAAGGAGAGAATTATTTAGCTTTCACAAAGAAAAAAGGTAAAGGTGGATTTGAAACCACAACAGCTAAAGAAATTCCTACATTTAATATTCAGGAACTTCCCGCGTTAACTACTAAAGAGTTTCAACGTATTGCTCTAAGACAGCAAGCGGAGTCAGTAGTAAACGATTAAATATTCCCTATGTAAGTTTGCCCTCTTCGGAGGGCTTTTTTTGAGAGTAAAATATGCCCATTTCCTTAACTGATATATCGAATTTAATTACCGCCTCTATCAATGATGATGTTGATGTAGCGGATTTAACTCAAGAGAATATTGAGAGTGGACAAGGCGTATTTGATATTCTAATGCGTACCATCTCTAGTCATCTAGCAAAAGAGCACTCAGCTAATCGTATTACAGGCGATCAATATGCAGATGTGTATACATCTGCGTTAGCAACAGTATTACAACAAAGTATTGCTTTTTTACTGGGATTAGAGAAATTTAAGTTAGAAAAGAATTTAACTTTATTACAGTTAGCTAAACTAGAAAAAGAAATCATGTTGCTCTGCCAAAAACTTGTTACTGAGAAAGCACAAGTAATGAAGGAAACTGTTCTCGACCCAACCGCTACAGAAGACACTTCAGGTACTGGTTTAAATGGTTCGTTACATGACACAGTAAATAAGGTTGAAGGTACTATAGGTGAAAGAAACCGTGTACTTTGTAGACAAGTTAAAGGTTACGATGACAACTATAAAACTAATGTGGGTAAAGCCATCTTAGATTCTTATAGAACTTTAGTATCCAATTTAGGTGGCGATACTGAATATGGATACCCCCCAAGTATTTCTCCTTCAGGCATAGATTTTATCCTTAAAGGGTTAAAAATGGATTCAGGTTTACAGACACACAATGATACACCCAACTTAGGTCATGCTGATTTAGGTGGGGATGGAACATTTTATTGGAACGAGATCCCACCAATGCCTGATCCAGAAAACTGCTAATATGTTATGGTAAGTAATCCTTTTGCTAGTTCCACAGAAACAGTTGTATACGCTCAAAGGTCTGTATTAAATCAAGGTGCCTTTCTTAACCCCATACAGGTTATCTACAGTCCTGATGTAATTGTAACGGATTACATTGACCCATTAACTTTAGAAGCTATTCCTAATTCTTATGCAGGAAAAGTAAATAAATTAGTGGGTAGCATGAAAGCGAATCCTAGTATTCACCCTTACGGTTTACCTGTACTCAATGTACCTAGAACATCTATAACAATAGTGGAAGAAGCTTTACCTATGTTTTGGTTACGTAATCAGAACATAGATATTGATTCCTGCTGGTGGAATATATTTACAGAGAAGGGTACCAAAAATAATAATAAAGCTACTGATTATAACGATAAGTATTGGCATAGAGATTTAAAAGATCCTGACATTGACAGGGTACCTGATGAGACATTTACCCTACTATCAGAACGCCCCGAAACAGTAAACCTTACTGCTGAGGAAGCTGTTCCGTATGAGCTCGTTTATCCTGAATGGTTCAAAGCACATCCTGAATATATAGCCACTAATAAAATACTTAAAGAATTTGGTTTAGACGTTAAAACAAATTTGTTGGATACGGTTAGGGAGAGTGACGATAACAAGGAAATAGACCATCTATTTTTTGGTTTCTTTACTACCTTAATACCGAGCTCTAAAAACGATTCTGAATATACGTTTAGATTTTTTAAATATTTGTTTAAGGATAGAGCGTTTGCTGCACCGCTAATAAAACAAACTTCTCCATGTGTACAGTACGCTTTAGAAACTGAAGGATTTAAAACATACACCGCAGAAGATTTTTCTTTTATAAATGATGTAGGTACTACTTTAACAGAAAAGAAAAACAGTAATTATTTCTATGAGTACAAAGCTTCTGACGATCCTGAAATAGATTTAACTAAGATATTTGAATATGTAGACCCAAGAGATGAAACAAGTATTGAGTTGCAAGCCCAAGATATTATTATCAGAAAAGTAATAGGTAAAATCGCCAGCAGAAAACAATATGAAGTTGTTATAGGTAAAGGCGCGCTATTTCCAGAATTTACTAATTTTGGTGAAGTTGTTTACCCAACGAACCCCACTATACCTGTAACACATTCTGATGCGGAATTAGATGCTTATGATGTAAAGGTGTTAGACCCACACACAGAATTATTTCAAGAAATTGATGGGCTACAAGCATTAGAGCCTCCTGCCTATATATCTATTAAAGTACAAAAATTTGCTAGAAATAATAATAAACACGCATGGGATATAGAAACTGCAACTACATTAAATTCTGCAGCCAACGTAGATTATTATGAAGAGATAATAATTATTAATCCTCGTTGTGAGTACAGAGGTATTTACAACACTGCGTTTAAAACCCCTAGAGCGTATAAAAGTTTTCATAGCGGGGATTATTGGACTACTGCAGATAAACCTGAAATATATAAATATAACCCTTCATCCAACGTATATGTGAATGTACTTATTGGATCTCGATTTGATGGTGTTACAGGTGATACAGATTCCTTAACTATCCCTGTAATTAGGAAAGTACTTAATCAATTAGTACTTAAAGAGCGTGAGGAGGTGCTTAATAAATCCTTATCTATTATCACTATTTCAATTAAACGAACTAAAGTATCTTTTTTAGAGAAGAACTTAGGTACTATTATACAAATAGTTTTTATTGTTGTTGGGGTTATTACCATTAATCCCTCATTAATAAAAGAAGGGATAACTTTAACTAATATTGCTTTATGGGCACGTGTGTTAGCAACTGCTTATATACAAAGCATAGCTTTTGGTATTGCTTCCGACATCGTTATAGGATTTTTAGTAAATCAATTTGGTTTAGAAGACGCAGGAATTATTGCAGCATTAGTAATTATTGTATCTACTATATATGGCTTCTCAGAAAACCCTGAGTATTTTAATAGTAAAGCTTTCAAGTTATCATCTAATTTTGATGATTCGTTTGTTGAGTTCTCACAAGAAGAATTTGCAAGGGATTTAGAGAAATTTGAAGCTACCAGAAAAGAGAATATTCGTAAGTTAGAGGATATGGATGAGCAATTTGAGTATCTATTAGCGGATAAAGACCCTAATATATCGCTACAGACGCGCTTATTTCAGTTTACCAACGAATCTCCTCAAGCTTTCTATGATAGAACCATTGGGAACCTAAACCCTGGTATAGGCGTATACGAAGCTTTAGCGACACAAATAGATAGATTTAAGTGGATTACTCATACAGAATTGCCTAAAATAGCAGTAGATGAGCAGTCAGATGATGATTATATAAACAATTTAGTATAAGTGAGGGGCATTAACATGAGTAATCATAACGTACTTACATTTGACAGTAGTGGTAACGCTGGGTTTGCTGGTGGTTCTCAGTATCAAGGAGCTGTTGACCCTAGATACGGTAATGAATTTGATGACGCTGGTAACCTCATTTTTGCAGAAAATGCGGGTGAAATAATTCCTCAAGGTGGACAAAACCCATATATGCAAGGTCTGAAAAGCTTTGCTGGAGGGGTTAAGGACTTCTTTACTGGGGGAAGTGTTACTGTTGGTGCAGATGGTAAACCTATCCAAGAATTGTCTGCATTTAATAAATTGATGCCAGCGTTCAATCTTGCAAATTCTATTTATCAGTTTAGAGAGTCTACGGACTTACAGGAAGGGATACGTAGAGATAATCGAGAACAAAACCAAAGAGATACATTAGGTAGAATAGCTTCTGCTAATGTTCCCTTACAAGGTAGAGAATTCCAGCGTTTAAAGGCTAATGGTTTAAGTACTGATGAAGCTAGAGCAGGTGCAAAAGCCTACGTAGCAGAAAATGGTTTCACACCAGAACAGTTTGGCGTTAAACGATTTGGTACTGGCGCTACAAGTTATAATGTTTAAGAATCTATAGAGATAATTATTATGGCAAACCCTACTTTAGACTTTAACGAGCAACGTAGAATCTTTACGGACGAAGCTGCTATGTTGAGGGATGTGCAGAAACAACGTAATACTATTTTCGATCAAATAAAGAACGCTGCTAAAAGTGTCGATGAAAAGAATTTAAGTTCTTTTAATGCCGTTAGTGACAACATTAAAAGTAGTTTAAGTAATCGTATAAAGAGTGCTTCTGCAGAGGAGCTATTCCAAATGGATACTGATGCAGAACTTTTAGGTTTTGATGAAGGTACTAGCAGAGAAGATATTTTTGCGGGTACTGGTGGAGGTAGAGTAGGTTCTGGAGGTTATGAGCAAGGTGTAGCTACTCTTCGTGGAATAAGGGATAAAAGGGTTACCGAACAAATTGCACAAGAAAAGCAACAAGACGACTTTACTAGTGTAATGGAAACTAGGGATAACAAGGAATTAACAGGGGAATTCCTGAATCTTCTCAGAGGTGGTAAGGATGCTGAAGGTAAAAATATGTTGTTGGACTTCAAAGATGATAACGGTAAAAATCCTTTTGTAGACGCTAGTGGTAATATAAGTATTACTGATGAAAATAAACGTAAATTAGCTGAAACATTTGTAGCGGGTAATGCTGGAAAAGCTAACAGTAAATCTGAAATTGCTGTACTAAAGGGGCTAGATGATATAATTACAGAAACCCAAAAACGTACTATAGATGAAAAATTAGCAGACACAAAATTAGAAGAATCTTACGAACAGGGCGTATTAAATGCACAAAGTGCAGTAGATGATCAGATCTTACAAAACGAAAAACTAGGTTCAAATTTAGGGGTAGACTGGAGAAAGATAGGTAATAGGGCTACCAATAGAACTATACAAGATAGGGCTATTGATACTATGGCAGCTATAAGTCCACCCCAGAAAACAACTGTAGGTAAAGGTGCTGATGGTGTCGCAAAAGAGCTCCCCGTAGAATTTAATTATGACGTTCAATTTTCAGGAGATGTGAAACCTTCTTCAGATGATGTACAATTAGAAATCCTAAATGGTATGGAAGAAGATATTTACTCAGGCGTATTAGAAAATAATGGCTCCCCTATAAATCAACATTTTAAAGCGGAATTAAGGGCGCCTTTAATAACTGAAGTACGCGAACTAAATAAAAAGTTAAGTACAATTCCTGATGAAAATAGAACAAAGTCGCAAGAACAAACAGTTGCATCTTCTAAAGTAAGATTAAAAAAGATAACTGATGAAATAGCTTGGATTAATGCGAATGCTATTATAGGTACTCACGAAGATGTTATAAAGGATTTAGGAATCACAAAAATGATGGAAGCTGGGCAATGGTTTTTTGTAGGTGAAACATTAAAAGCTGGTAATTTAACAGCTAATTTTAACAAGCATGCAGGAGCAAATAATTTTAATAACCCCGTGTATAACAGAATTGCCAAAAGGGGTAAGCAAGCTATTGAAGCTGAAAGGGCGTTACTAGAAGAAAATCGTCTAGCGGATAACCTAAAACAAGCGCAAAGAGATCTTAGTGCAAGTAAAGCTCTTAATCTTGTTAGAAATGAAGCGGGTATTATAGGGGCTTCCTCTACCGCAAAGTAGTATTAAATAATAAACTAAATAGGTATTCCTATGGCAGTAGTTCCCAATTCGTTATCCCCTATTCCGACTACCACAGCTAATCCTTCAGAAGTAAAAAAAGCCATTGCTCAGCCTAACTTACCCACACAATCCCCTATTGATTATGCAGGGATTGTGGATAGTCAGTTAGCATTGGCAATTACCCCTAAAGAAGTAAAAGCAGCCTCCCTTCCTAATAAAGTAGTAGAAAAGGATAAAGCCCAAGAACAGAAATCCGTTCTTACAGGTGTATCTACTACACAGTTAGCTATTTTAAATTCCGAGAAAGATTCTGCAAGTATAATGGGATTATCTGAAGAAGATTTTTCTAGTAACACAGGAATGAAAATAGTTTATGACGCTGCACAAAAACGAGTTGAAAGGTTAAGGCTAGAACAAGAAACAAGAGAGAAAACGTCTAAAGCTTACATAGATGCTTTAACCACTAAGAAAAATCAACCTAGTCGTTTTCAGGAACCAGGGGAACAAGCAGCAGCCGAAGCAGCCCTAACTGATTTAGGTGGAGAAGCTGTTGATGAAGGTGCTACTTTCAGTTCAGGGGAGTTTATAGACCGATCTAAGTACATGGAGAATGATTGGCTTGCGTTAGGAAGGACATTTGCTAACCAAGTTGAAGGGTACGTAGGAAGATTACTGCCTACATTAGAAGTAGCTGCCAAAACAGCTTCACTTCCTGAAGTTGCATCAGAAGGGTTAAGGGAATTAACCGATATAAAAACCAAACAAGAAAATCTTAGAAAGGGTTTAACTACTTATATGCGTTATGCGGATAAACATAATGCATCTCCTGAAGAGATTTCAGCGAGACAAGAACTTTATGATATGGAAGCGCAGAAGTTAGGTGTACAGGAAGAAGGAACAATTAAACGTCTTCAAGCAATGGATGCGCCTTTTATTCTATCAGAGCTCGAAAAAGATAAAGCAGCTAGAGGTGATACACCTGCTTTAGATTTTATAGCCAACACTGTAAAAAATACTGCTAATTTTGTCGATAAATTAGCAGATGATGGAAAAATAGTTGAAGGGGTCACTAATACTCTAGGTAAACATTTTGATAATGTAGGCGAATTACTACGCGCTAAGTCATCAGAAGTGATGGCTCCTGCTGCTAGTTTGGTAGTTGCGTATTCTGCGTTACAAAACAAATCTCCTATAGATATTGCAGAGGATATTAAAAATTTAAGTGTTAACTTAGCTAGAAACAAAAAAGAAACTCAAGACTATATAAATTCTTTTAGTAGGCAGGAAGACCAAACCAACTTATCTAATGCAATGCTTGAGGTTTATAACAACGAAAAAGAGCTACAAACCTCCTTTGATTTAGCTGTTGCTGAAGGCAGAGATGCCGATGCTGCTAAAGATATGGCAAACCTAATGGTTAGGTACGCTTCGGGTTGGGCAGGTGCAGTAGGCTCTCACAAACGAGGAGCAGCACTTCTAATTGCAGAAGAAGGTATACCTCTATTTGCTGGGGTACCGTTTAAGTTATTTGGTGTTGGCGGTAACTTAGCAATGAGACAACTAGGGAAAAAAGATTTCCTTGCTATGAAAGCGTCCCTAGATAAAGCAGTTACTACTGAACGTGCTGCTATTAAGGCAAAAGCTAAAAAAGATATTGCAGATGGAAACCTTTCAGGTGATGTAAGCAGAAAAGCTAGACTTGATATAAAGAATAGCGATATACAAAAACAACTAGACGAACTACAAAGTAAGAGAGCTGCACGTGAGGCGCACTTAAAAGGTTTTGAAGATGCGTTTAACACTGCAGGTAATATCACACAAAGTACTGCTATCTTGTCTAAGTCTGTCGGACAAGGTTTAGATATTCATAACCAAGCATTAGCTGATTATATTAAAAAGACGGGGAACATTTGGACAGCTGAAGAAGGTAATTTTGCTTTGGCTTATTCTACTGCAGCTGCAGGTATTGAAGCGCTTACAACAATAGGAATAGGAAAAACTGCAGGAATACTAAAAAATAACCCAAGTAACGAACAAGTAGGTAAAGGGATTACAAATAGACTTATTAAGTTTGCACGTGAATCCATACCAAGTTCATTAAGTAAAACTGCTAAAGTTATTGGTGATTCAGGAGGCAAACGGGTAGGTAAAGTAATTGATTCAGGCGTTAAAGAGGGATTACAGGAAGGCATCCAAACAGATGCTGAAGTAAACCTATCTAATTATATTTTGGGTCGAGAACGTGACAGAGACAGAAATAGCGAAATATTTTTAGGTGTAGCATTAGGCGCTTTAGTTGGTGGAGGACTTACTGCAGGTGGACAAGCAATTCCTCTTACTGGAGACATTGCACGTACTACAGGGAAGGGTTTAGGTTTTATTGGTGAAACTGCATCAGTTGTTAAAGATAAGGTCACAGGCGTTCCTACGTTCTATAGCAACATAACGGATCCTAGAGTAGATAATGTAAGTGCATTTAACTTATCCCCTGAAGTTATTCAGAATGAGGCAATGGAACATACTGAGAGATTTGCTAAAGATGCGGATAAAACTTTAGATAATATAGCGAAGACTAAAAAGGAAGAAGGTCGTGTTGAGAAAATGGAAGCAGTAATTAATGATTTACACTTCGTAAGAGAGAAATTACAAGAAAGAGTTATATCTGAACTGGGTGATAAAGCTAAAGAAGATTTCACTAAAGAAGAATTAGCTATTTACACCGATATTCTTGCAAAAGGGCGAGCCGTAACAGAGGTGATAAGGAAGTTTGAAGAATTTACTTTTGAACAAGATGCTGTAGCTATTAATGAAATGTTTACCGCTTACCGATCTCAAAAAAGAGAAGGCAAACCAATAAAGATAGCAGCAGACGTATTGAATAGAGTGATAAAATCATTTGGTTCTAGTCCTGGTGCAGCCATCAATCGCGGGGATAAAGATTACAAAGTTAAGTTACAAATCCTTGGTGAAATTGCTGAAGCTACTGGAAGCACAGAATTAGCAAGAATATTGGCTAATAGGGTACTAGAGCTTAAACATAATGCCGTAGAACGTAAAAAATTAGGCGAAACATTACAGGTTGCTACCAAAGAAGCATTTGATTCTTTCCTTAACGGAAACGAAAACTTTGTGGGTGTACAAGAATATATAGATGCTGCTAAAAATATAGTTGCTGCTGCTGTTAATAATGACAACCAATCGAAAAAAGAAACTGCTTTACGATTTATTAGCAGCACTATTTTTGAACAAATGGCTGTACTTAAAAACGCTAAATTAGCGCGTAAAGAGAAATTTGAAGCAGCCTTAAAAAGTTATAATGCTACCGAAGAAACTATTGGCACAGCAGAAGCAGCTGCACTATCTAAAATTGGTTTCACATTTATTAACTTAAAAAAACTAAATAATGTACTTGCCAATATCAATAAAGAATTAGCAGTTTTAGAGTCTAAAGGTAAAGAGTTAACTCAATCAGTTATACCGTTAGAGAAATCTGCAGGTACTACCATAGCTAAATTATTTGGCGACAAGGAGATTGATGATTCTATAAAAGCAACTGAAGAACTAGCAGCTTCTACTGAAACTGAAACAGGTACGAAGGTAGAAACTGTAGAAAGTATTGATAAACGTATGTACAAAGAATTATTTGGTATCCTTGATGAAGATACTCAGAGACTAGCTCTTA